GCAAAGCCGCTACGGAGCGTTTCTGATGGCACAGAAGCCCAAGCAGCCACCCAAGGCACTCATGCCATCCGCAGCCCCTCCGGTGACCACCCAGGCCCGTGCGGAGAGCCTGGAGGACGTGGGAGCGAATTGGATCATCGTGGCCGTCAGGCCCAACGGCAGGGGCGAGTGGGAACCCACCATGCCCTACGAGCAGTGGCGCGTGCTGAAAGGCATGCGCGACGATGGGGCACTGGCAATGACCCAGCGCCGTGACCCCGTCGGCACCGTGCTGCTGGCCAAACTCAAGGTGGATTGATCATGGACAGAATGGAAATTTTGAAGCTCGCCCTGGCCCACGCGCCAGACCCCAAGTCGGCCATGGAACTGGCCCACGAAATGGAGGCATTCCTGAAGGGGCCGTCCCCGGCACCCAGATGGGTGGCGGAAACCATAACCTCCATGAGCAAACCCAAGCCACAAGCCGCAGCAAAACCCGCCAACTACAGACGCTCTTGGACGCCAGAAGAATTGGCGCGCCTCAGGGACTTAATCCATGACGGCAAGACCATCGTCCAAATCTGTGAAATTATGGGCAGATCACACAACTCAATTGAAACTGCCATAGATCGCCTCAACCGGGGCGAATACACATTCCCAGGGCACACGTCATGATCCTCGGGATTGACCCAGGCATCAGCGGCGCCATCGCCTGGGTAGCAGATACCGGCCACCTAATCAGGGTGGCCGACATGCCAACGATTGAAGTCAACGGCAAAAAGAAAGTCAGCCCCCAGCAGCTTGTGGCGATGCTGGAAGAGCATGACGATCTTATCCGCCTCGTGGCTGTGGAGGACGTTTCGGCAATGCCCGGCCAAGGCGTTACCTCGATGTTCAATTTCGGATTTTCAGCGGGCATCCTATCGGGCGTCTGCGCGGGGCTAAAGCTGCCCGTCAGCCTCTACCGCCCAGCCACATGGAAACGAGCCGCCAACGTTCCTGCAGACAAGGGAGCCGCCCGGCAAATGGCGCAGCGGTTCTGGCCAGGGTGCCGGGATTTTGACAGGGCAAAAGACGATGGCCGCGCAGAAGCTGCCCTGCTCGCCCGGTGGGTGGCGCTGAAGGAGAAAGTAAATGCGTAAACGCGCAGACTGGGGCAGCGCAGTTCTTGCCCTGTTGCTCATCATGGGCTGCAGTTTTTTCGGGACAATGGCCGCGGGAATAATCCTGCTGTTGATATTCGGAACATAGGAGGAAACAATGAATGAAGAACTCAGAACTGCCCGGCTTAGGGTCATTTCTAATGATGCTGGTATGGTTGATCTTGACACTGATATGGCTGATTTCATGTGTCATCTCAATCGAGCAAAAAAGCTCTTCAAGCCAATCCAGCCAAGCAATCTCGAATACGAGATAATCCGCTCAAAAGAAGCAAACCGCGAAGCACGCGCATTGCTGGGGCTGGACTAAATGTTTCCCGTGAAACCCCTAGACCCCGCCCTGCTTGATCGGCTGCTGAACAGCCCCCGCGCCCTGCGCTACCGGCTGCCGCACCTGCATGACCGCGCAAAGCAAGATTTGGCCGCCAGAGACACGTTAGCCCACCAACGCACGTTGCTGGAAATCGCCAGAGTAGAGCGCGAGATAGATCGGCAAGATGCTTTGCTGCAAAAAGTCTTGCAGGCCGAGCAAGCCTCGGCGTAGGGTGGAAGCGGCGCCCACGAGCGCCGTTCTCCTGTCCCAGACTACTACCCCCGGCACACCGCAATCCCTGTTGCCGGGGGGATTTTCCCCTAAAACATAAAAAGTGGTTAAGTATCTCATTTTTGTCTTGTAGCGTTCTGCGACAGTTGATATACCTCTCCTCAAGGCAATAACGCCGAAAGACAGGAGAAACTAAGATGCTTGATAACCTTTCCCTCGCTGACCGCTTCGCCACCATCCATGAGCGCAAGAAGGAAATCGAAGCCGAATACGATGCGCTGCGTAAGCAGATCATCGCAACCGGCCAAGAATCCGTCATTGGCGAATTTTCTGATGCGGTGGTAAAGCTTTCCGAGCGCACCAACTTTGATGCCAAGCTGGCCAAAAGCTTCCTCACCGCCGAGCAAATCGCTGCCTGCACTAGCAAGAGCGTGGTCACCACTGTGGTCCCCAAAGCCAAGACAGCGGAGGGCTGAGCGGTGATCAAAACCCGCATCAACACCAGCGCCAAGCACCTATCAAATTTGATGGGTGCCTTGGAGCTTCACGTCAACGATCTTGCTGAGCTTGCCGGCGTACACCGCACCACGGTTTTCCGCTGGCTGGCAGAGCAAGCCAATATCCCCGTGTCCGTCATCCGCATGCTTGAACTCATGAAAGATAAACAGAATGTCTGAAACCATCTGGGGCTATTGGCTTGACCACGAGGGCGGCACATGGATCACGCTGCCCAAGCTCCCCCTCACCCAAGGTGCTTCTGGTGGTGGAGCGAGAAAACATAAAAAGTGGTTAAGTATCTACATAAGGGGGTTGTAGCGTTTTGCGACAATCTATAGAAGTGTCTTCAAGGCAATAACGCCGCCAAACAGGAGATACCAACATGACCATCACCGAAACCTCCCTCTCAGTGTTCCTCGCCTACGCCCGCGATGCCGGCAACTGGAGCGGCACCCCGCTGGTCGGCGGCAATGTCGGCGGCGGCAAGGAAGAGCGCGGCAACCTCACCCAGCTCAAGCAGGCCGGCTTTATCAAGACCTTCAACGACGGCGCTGACACCTGGATCGACTTCACCGCCGCCGGCCGCTCCCTGGCCGCCCAGCACGGGATCAACCTCTAAAACAAAAAGGGGGCTACGGCCCCCACCCTCACAGGAGAAACGAAAATGGACATCAATTTCAAAATTTCCGCCCGCATTCTCGCCCTCGTCAACAGCGGCAAAACCTTACCAGAAGCCTTCGACGCAATCCTGGGTCAGGGGGCCTATTCCAAGCTGGCCGGCGAACTCTACGACGCGATGCGAGAAGGCTGAAAAGAGGGTGATGGCGGTTGCTTGTTGCGGCTGCCTTCGCGCAATCCAACAACTACGCGCGCGAACCCGTTGATATCGTTTATTTTCCTGGCTTCAGCAAAATGGTTTGCGCTGCAAAAACTCAATCAAATCAGCTTTTTCTTGTGAGGGGTGGACCATGATCAAAGACCTGATTGAGCGAATGTTTGGCGCCCGCAACGCGGCGCACCTTGAGCATTGGAAGACCAAGTCATATGCCCAGCACAAGGCGCTGGGGGGCTACTATGAAAACGTCATCGACAAGCTTGATAACCTGATTGAAGCCTACCAAGGCGCTTTTGGGTTGGTGAACTTGAGCGAGACAGACGACATCATCAAACTGATCAACGACGAGCTGCTTTGGCTGAACCAAAACAGGGAAGCCATCTGCAAGGGCGTGCCGGCGCTGGAAAACATCTTAGACGACCTGACCGCCTTGCATATGACCACGCTTTACAAGCTTGAGAATTTGAAGTGAAGAAGCCAGCAATTGAGCGCAGAAAAGTTGGCGCGCATAGCGCTGGCAGGGCGCAATTGTATGACCGCGAAAAGGTCATGGATCATATCTGCAGCCAATTGGCTCTTGGTAGATCTTTGCTGAATATCTGCGACAACGATGAGGGCATGCCTGACCATCTGACAGTCCGCGGTTGGGTGCGCGACGATAACCCCGCCGGCACGCGGCAACGCTACTTGTCTGCGCGCGAGGTTGGCTTTGCCAGCATTGCTGAAGACATCATCGACATGTCTGATAAAACCCATGAATGGGTGATGGTGCAGAAAACTGATGCCAGTGGCAATCTAATGTACGACGGCAATATGCCTATATTAGAGCGGCGCCTGATGCCTCTCAGCGCTGATGTCGTGGCTCACAAGCGGCTACAGGTAGATACGCGTAAATGGTATCTGTCTAAGGTGCTACCCAAGATCTACGGCGAGAAGACAATCTTGACCGGCGAAGATGGCGGGGCGATCAAGATTGAGACAACGCACCTGAAAGCCTTGTCGGACGCTGAGTTGGCGCAGATGCAAGCGCTGTTGATGAAAGCCGCGGGCAAGAAGGGATGAATGTCCCGTTGACGCCCGAAGTTATGCTGGGCCTCATTGAGCGCGAGCAAAAGCGCCGGGCTGCCTCTGCGTCATTGTATGAGTTTGTGCAGCACCGGGCTGCCTCTGCGTCATTGTATGAGTTTGTGCAGCAAGCTTGGCCGGTGGTTGAGCCTGGGGTGCCTTTCATCCCGAGTTGGCACATTGAGGAAATCTGCGAGCATCTGGAGGCAATCACCGCCGGCGAGATCCGCAAGCTGCTGATCAATATTCCGCCGCGTCACAGCAAATCCACCATCGTCAGCGTGATGTGGCCAATGTGGGAGTGGCTCACGGATCCGTCGCATAAATACCTCTGCGCTTCCTACTCCGGCACCCTTTCCATCCGCGACAACCTGAAAGCGCGCCGCCTGATCCAATCACCTTGGTATCAAGAACGCTGGGGCCATATGTTCCGGCTGGCCGGCGACCAGAATGCCAAGCAGCGGTTTGAGAACGATAAGACCGGCTACCGGCTGGCGACGTCAGTCGGCGGCACGGCTACGGGTGAAGGCGGCTCACGCCTGATCCTAGACGATCCGCACAGCGCCCAGGAAGCCCAGTCAGACGTGATCCGCGATAGCGCGCTTGAATGGTTTGACATGGTGTGGAGTACCCGCCTCAACGACCCCAAGAAAGACGCGATGGTGACCATCATGCAGCGCCTGCATGAGCGCGACATCAGCGGCCACATCCTCGCAGACATTGGCGGGTGGGAACATCTCATGATCCCGGCCGAGTGGGATGGCACGCGCCGCAAGACCAGTTTGGGCCCATACGATCCGCGGCAGCGCAAGGGCGAGCTGATCTGTCCGGAGCGATTTGGCGAGAAAGAAATCACCGAGCTGAAGCAGCTCCTGGGCAGCTACGGCACTTCAGGCCAGCTTCAGCAGGATCCGGTGCCGAGCGAAGGCGGCATCCTTAAAACCAAGGAGTTTCAGCTTTGGCCAGCCGATAAGGGGCTGCCGCAGTTTGAGTACATCCTGCAATCCTATGATTGCGCTTTCACTGAGAAAACCTCGGGCGACCCCACCGCCTGTACGGTTTGGGGCATCTTCACTTACAACAGCCAGCGCAACGCCATGCTG